GCACGCCTTGCCAATCCGTGGCGGTGGAGATGCCGAAATGGTCTTTTAGTTTTTGCAAGCGAGTGTCGAACACTACCCAACTCCCTTCGTTAAATGTCATCCAAACTGCTGTCGGTGGTGGTGCTGGCGGTGGCTAATAACTCACACGGCACTGGCTTCGCCCCGCAATCACACATGATGCAGCCGTAGTTGTTCGACCAATTCGCGTCGGTGTTTGGATGGCCGCAGGGGAGGTTTGTTCCGGTTTGCGGCCGATGGTCAGGCGGTGGCTGCTCACTACTCACCTGGCTATCATCGATCGACGCCAACAACGGCATCTGCTCGACCTTGCGAACTTCCAATGCGGTCGCCACGTTCCGCACAGCCTGGCGGTAATACGACGGCTTCAGCTCGATCCCCACGCCGCGGCGGCCATTCTTCACGGCTCCATAGACTTCACTGCCAACGCCCATGAACGGGGTCAACACATTCTCACCTGGGTTTGACCACAGCACGCAAGCTCGTTCGATCACATCTAATTGAAGGGGGTGGCAATGGCGTTCGTCGTCTGCATCGCGTGCCTCCTCATATGGCAGGACTTCATCTAGGCGAATGTCATCCCAAAAACTGCTCGCATAGTTCCGCCAGATCCAATGACTGAATCGGTTCTCAGTTTGCTTGCCTTCCCAGCCCTTGTAGCCGCGAAGCTCGTTCGGCATTTCGCGACTACCGGCGTATTCGAGAAGCCCGACTGGATGCACAACTGGCGTTGGGTTGACTCCATTCTTTCGGAATGGAATCAGATAGTCACTGGCCGCGACGTTAGTACGTGTCGAGTCTTCCACGATCTGCCGATGAGCCAGTGCCTTGCTCATCGTTCGATTGCGGACGGCCAGCGGCTCTTTCCAAATGCAAATCCGGGGCAGGTATTCAAATCCGTGCTTCTCGTAAAGCCGAATGATGTCGCCTGGGAAGTCGATATAGGCCGCGATGTTCGCCCCCTTTGACGGAACGTCCATGCAATGCACAGCGGAAATTCGGCCAGGGATTGTGAGGCGAGCGATTTGGGAAACGATGAATTCATAGTGATCGAAGAATTCGCCGTAGCTGCGACAGTTGGACAGATCGCGAGGGGACGATGTGTAGCGGTATAAACAGCCTCCGCCGTCCGTTGCGAACGGCGGAGAGTAGATCGATAAATGGATCGACTCACTCGGCAGCGACGGCAAAACCTCACATGAATCACCGTTGTATAGGGCGTAGTTGTCGTTTACTTCCTGCGAAATCACAGCCATTTTGGTTTCCTTTCCCGTAGCACGAACTTCCATCCGTCGTCGATCGCAATCGCCCCGAGCATGTTTTGGGATAGTTGCTTGAACATCGCCTCAGATTGAGCGGCTTTGCGTTGCAAGTTGTTCAGCACGCCTTGCTCGCCTTCCGTCGTCACAATCGTCACGTTGACGGAATGCTTTTGGCCGAACCGCCAGCAGCGGCGAACAGCTTGGTAGTACTGCTCAAACGAGTGCGACGGGAACGTGATTACGTTATGGCAGTGTTGCCAGTTCAAACCGAAGCAACCGATTTTTGGCTTGATAACGAGCCGCTTAATCTGGCCGTTCTGAAACGCGACAAGCTTCTCTTCCTTCGATTCGTCGCTCATGGTGCCGGAAACTTGTTCGCAATCCTTCACGCATTCCGCCAGCAAATCACCCTCCGCATTCAAGTGACACCACAGCACTGACGCCCCGTTATGGGCCTCTGCATATTGAGCAGCGGCCTCGCACCGCTCTTTGATCGTGATGCGGCGTTCTTCTCGTTGCTCATGTAAGTTGCGGGCGGGAGTCGAAAACAGCATCCCCGGCCGAGCGGTTGAGTTTTCGACTAGATGCTCTTTTTCGACCAGCGGCGGCAATTCAAAACCAACGTTGGAAAATCCAATGTCGGACGGCTTGCGGCACGAGCGAGCCCACGAGCAAACCCATCGCCAGAATGGTTGCTCCGCGTGACCGCGAAACTTGTACATCTTCCGTCCCCATCCGAGATAATCTTTGATTGTTTCCTCTTTGAAGAAACGTGTGATCATGTCGGCATAGCCAAGTTCGCCTAATGCTTCGGAAGATGTGCCGAGTTCCACGAAGTCGTTGGGGGCGGCCGTGGCGGTCCCTAGCAGACGATACGGAACCGTCCGCATGAATTCAGTGACGGCCAGCCGAGTCTTCCCAGAGGCGTTTTTCAGTGCCGATGATTCGTCGCAGATCACGCCCGCGAAATCGCCGGGATTGAAGTGTTGCAGTCGTTCATAATTCGTCGTGACGATTTTCGATTTGAACACACCGAGATTTGATCGCGTGCATTCGATGCCGAACTTCTCAGCCTCCCGGCATGTTTGGTGAGATACCGCCAGGGGTGTGAGTAGCAGGACCGGACGGTTTGTTTTGCGGACTACGTTCTCCGCCCAGGTCAACTCCATTAAAGTTTTCCCGAGCCCGCAATCGGCGAACAATGCTCCGCGGCCCTTGCGAATCGCCCAGTCGGCCAATGACTGTTGGAATGGAAACGCGGCGTCGGGCATCCACAGCGGTGAGAATCCACCAGACGAGCCGACTTGCGTTTTCGATTCGAGAAAGTTTTTGTAGTTGGCAATCACGGCTACGCCCCCTCAATCACATAATCGCTATCACACAACTCCGCCCCAAACCAAACGTCATCCGGCTGTGTGATCCTCACGCGGCGATAACCAAGCCGTTCCGCGTCTAGCGGTTCAGTCATTTCGTGCTGGCCGTTGCGACACAGCCGGCAGTGGTTTGAGCACAGCCGAATTCGCACGCGGACGTGGATGGCGAAGCGGTAGGTTTTTAGGTGGGTGGTTGGTGGTGTTGCTGGTGATGTTATTGCTGCCATGCGATTAACTCCTCCTCCGTGGCTTCCCACGTCCTGCCGCCTTCATTGAACAGCAGGTAGTAGATGTTGATGGTCCCTTTGTTTTTGATTCCGATGCCGACAATTTGACCTTTGCAGGACGGGTGGACGTGGGAGGGGACGGTGATTGGTTGATTGAGTGTGAACTTTCGGAAAGGTTTCTTTCGCAATGCCTTGCTGAGTGTTTGTGCAATTGCCTGGATCGCATCCGGCTTCCGTGTCTTTTTGCTCATAACAACTCAAGCTCCCTCTTCGCCTGCTCAATCAAAATCCGTTCACGCAAAAACGTCTTCCGCTCTTTCAATGCCACCCGTTTGCAAAACCGATTCCAAACGGCCATCGTTCCAATCGCCACGCACTGCATTTTGGCGCGGCTGAATCCGGTGTATGGCAATTCGCGGTAGCCCATGCGGACGTCGCGAGTGCTGGCCACGCAGATCGCCCAAGGGAATTCACTGCCCTGGCTCGAATGGAATGTGACGCAGTAGGCCAGATCAAAAGCACAGCCGGTATTCGTTTTCCGGCCGTCCTCTTCGTCGTCGCCGTCATCTTTCGTTTCGATGAACTTGCCGAGCGGAACGTGAATCACTCGCGTCGGGTCCAGCATCTTGATCGTGAGTCGCCCGGCCTGGCCGTTGTTGTATGGGAGGATTTCGAGAACTTCCCCAAGCTCGCCATTCGTGACGCGGCAAGAGTCTCCAGACTCGTTAAGCTCAACATCCTCGTCGCCACGATCCACGGATACGATCTTGTAGTCTTTGCCGGTTTCGCGGTGAATTACTTTGTCGCCGATGCGAAACGCACATCCTTCAATGGCCGGATTGGGATTGAATTCGCCTTGCAGCACCTTATTAAAATGATGCCGGGTAATGTTCTTTGCGGTGATGACGCGGGAATCCCAAACAGGATCGAGGCCCGTCGATTTGCATTCATGAAGTGAGCGGACGACGGCTTCGGTTTGCTCATTTTCCCCGTCAACCTCGATCACTTGTAGGTTGTCGCCCGGCTTAAACTCGCGACCTTCGGCGATGGCAGCACAAGCTTCAACGATCCCACCGCTGTTGCGTCGAATCTCTTTTAACTCACCGTGAGGTAGCCCGGCCTGAATCAGATTAAACAACCACGCCCCGCGATCCACGGAAGGGAGTTGGCACGTGTCGCCAAGCATGAGCACCATCGTTCCCTTAGCCCTCGCGCGGAAAATCGAACACGCGATTGACGGGTCTTTCATGCTCTCTTCGTCGAAAACCAGCACCTTGAATGGGAATGGCCGGGATTCGTTGTGATGCCACTTTTGGCCTTTTACGTCGGGCCTTCCGAGCAAGCTGTGATTTGTCCTCGCCCTGGCGGAAACCCTATTCAGTTCCATAACCGTACTGAGGCGGCGTGCCGCGGCGTTCGTCGGTGCCCCAATACCAACATTGCCAAACCCAAACACTTCCAGCAGTCTGCGGATGAGATTAGCGGCAACGAAGGTTTTCCCCGTCCCCGGCCTGCCCACTAGAATCGCCACCGAGCCACGAAGGGCGAGCGATAGCTGTTGCGGCTGTTCGCCGTCAATGTTCTCAATGGTCGAAACATCCGGCCAGCAGTGCGGCTCAGTCATCGCATCGACCAACATCCTGGCAAGTTCAATCTCATCTTCGTGGCTCGACTTCAAAGCCAGCCAAGAGATATTTCCGTCGTCGGCAATCGGGCCAGTAACGCCGCGGGTTTTGCACTCAACCAGCATCCCTTTTTCGATCGCCAGTGCGATCGCTTCGTCTTTTTTCAGTTCCGCACTGCCAATCTTCTCGGCGATGGCACATTCCGCCACGGTGCGGGGAATCCACGTACTGCCGTTTCGATCGCGGTTGATTGCGTCCCAAGCACAATAGGCCTGTCGCTCAATCGACGCGGCCGGGAGTTTGAGCCCCATCCACATTGCATCGCATTTGCGAAAGCCACAGCCAGAGTAGGGCAGCAGGATAAAAGGATTGGCGGCAATGTCTTCGGCGGCCGTCGCCCCGATATCACGGACAACTTGCTTGGCCAGCGTCTTGCGGAATTTGTAACCGGCCAGCAAACCACTCACGCGAATCAAGCAATTCTCAGTCGCCTCCTGGCGGATGAGCGTTTCGGCGATTTGTTTTACATCGGTGTCGGATACGTGAATGCCTCTCAGCCGCAGAAATCCGGCCGCTTCCTCCGGCTCCTGGCGGACCTTCTTCACCGCGTTCTCTTTGAACGCCTCCCAGAGGTAGGTTGCCGAGCGAATTGAAACGCCGTGACCTGCGCCGGCATCGGCAATATATTTGATTACCGCCTCGCGGGAGACTGGAACTTGCATTGCGAACGATGAGGCGACGAACTGATCTTCGGATTGCTTGGTGCGGCGGTTTTTGTACTTCGTCCACTCACCGTGAAAGGTGTAAGTCTGACCGCGTTTTAGCTCGTCGTGGTCGCACTGAACCTTGATTGATATTTCGTCATTGATCGACGAGTTGCACCACGCCGTGATGATTGCCACGTCTCCGTCTGCGTTCGCGAAGCGGTGTTTTTCCGCCAGGAAGGTTGCGACGATTTCTTCAGTCTTGGGAGGCACTGTGATCTTTCCTACTTGCATTCGCCGGGCAAGGCGTCTGGTGTCTTGATCTTGTCTGCGTTTTCCTCTTGCCAGACCGCTACTCGCTCAATCAATCGCTGAATGGCGTCGAGTTGTTCTATGCCGATGTTCGGGTCGGATTCACACAGTGCGTAGTAATGGTGCAGAACTTCAATCAGATGCCGATCGCGCGGAACGAAGACAACGAAAACGTCCTCCTCTTTGTTGTCGCGGTTGCGAAAAACTCGCCCATGAAACTTTCCATCCAATGGCTGATCGCGATGCAATTGATCGTCCACGACTTGCGCTCCACACTAAGAGAGATAAGAAAAACCTGTCCGGCGGAAAGGGTTAGTAAACCACCGGACAGGCGGTTGACCGGACGTGAATAACCGTCCAGATCAATTTTTAAATGATCAAACGTCGTCGAGATCAACTCCGGTGCTGGCTGGTGCTGCTGACTGTTGCGACTTGCCAGCCGAACCATTCCCGTTGCCGTTCGTATTCTTCTCTGCCGGCTTAAACGATTCTGGCTTGCGGCGCAGTGCGGCAGGTAACAACTTCAAGGCGTCTTGATTCCGCTCGCACTTCGCGGCCGGATCGGGATCATCGACGTGCCAGATATTGGCGTAGTGAACCTGCAAATTCTTCTCTTTGCCAGCTTGCGTGCTGCGCTCGAATTGAATGATCAACTGCCGGCCGCGTGCCTTCTCAACATCGACGGTGTACTCAGTTCCTCCCGGCTGGCGTTCCGGCGCGACGCAGACCGCCTCAAAGAACCGGCGAATCTTTCGCAGGTCCATTTGATAGCCCTTGTCATCCTTCGGCTTATCCGTGTCCGCATTGAAGAAAACAACATCCTTCTGTTTCTTCGCTTGCGGCCCCGCCAGAATCTCTAAGTCAACACCGAAGGCGGCGTTTTGAATCGGATTGCCATCCCGTTTCGTCGGTGTTTCCGTCGCCTCCAAGACAGCGACGTGATACACGCCAGGCTCCGATAGAAAATTACCAGCAGAACCATCGACGGTATCCGGCATTGCAACTGTGAGAGCCATAAATTCAACCCTTTCGTAACTCTAAAAAACTTGAAATTGAAACTAAACTCTGCGGCCCCAGTTCCCACGTTGGCGGAAAACCAAGAGCCTCAACTGACGCTTGCCAAACCTTCTCATGACCATGATTTTTGATTAGTTCCGCGAGTGATTCGTTGTCTTCGCGGTCCATGCACTGGCGGTAATGATCGCCTATGCTTTGAGGATCGCGTTCTCGGCCGCCTCCTGCTTCGCTGCCGCATCCGCTGGCTTCTGATTCGTCTGCTCTAGTGGTCGCCACTGCTCTAGAGAGCGTTGAAAAAAACTGTCCATGCTCCGCGTCTTAATTGCGTTACAAATACGAGTTGCGTCGTTCGCAGACATGTCGAGTGTGCCTTTGAATCCGGCCGCGAACAGTCTCTTTTTGTATTCAATGATGGCCTTGTCGCAGGCTTCCTTATCGACTTGAGCCCACTCTTCGAACGCCTTATTGATGGCGTCCTTCTGCGATTGCACGCATGGCCCGCACGTTGCGCCGCCTGGACTGCTGCCGGGTAGAGGCAACTCCATTTTGGCTTCGCGTTTTTCCTTGTAAGACGCGAGCCGCAATTCAAGAGTGCTAATTAGTTCGACAGCGGCAGTGGATTTCATGTCGCGAAGTGTGCTGGCATTCCTCTTGGCGATAGCCTTCGTCTGTTGGTCCGCAGTCATCCCGAGTTCGCTGAATAGCTGCTCGATCCGTGTTCGATGTGCGGCGGTAGTGAATTCAGACTCTTTCGCGTCCGCCTTGTCGCCTTCCGCCTGCGCCGCTGCTTCCTTCATTAACTCCTCGACCGACTTCCGCGGCTCCGTTGGCTTCGCCTGGCCGTTCCCATTGACAGATTCTTCGGTTGGAATCGCAACCCCATCCGCATCGACCATCGCCGTGGGAATTTTCAGCAGTTGTAAAATGGCGTACTTGTCGGCGACCGACATGGCCTTATTGCTGGCCTTGTCGCCGCCGTAGTCGATGCCCTCGCCGATCACTTCCGTGGCGACAGATGATCCATCGCCAGCCCAAAACGTGAACCGCATTCGCAAGATCGCATGGACATACGCCTTGCCGGCCGCGTTCTTTCCGTCGATATGCTTTGCGTCCAGAATCGTGGACGTGGAATAAACGCCTTGCTCTGCGAAGTGCGGATGCACCGCGTTATAAACCTGATCAATGCCGCGATAGTTGAAGCCCTGCTGCTTGTTGTTCTGGCTCTTAGCCACGGGACCAACGGCCCGCATGATCTCGACTATCGCATTGTGAATTCGCGGCACTGCCGCTGTTAAAGTTCCATCTGACATAAGTTCAACCCTTTCGTTTTTGATGTTCAAAATGGCTGGTAACTCTCCCTAGTGTCACTCAACTTCACTCCCCGATAGTGAGTCGGTTCGTCAGCATGTGTCGCTTCCGCAGCCGCTAAGCCGCAGTACCCGCTTTGCGTTACGGGGATGCTCGCCACTTCGCCGTTTGCAACCGGCCGGCAGGTGACGCCGTTTTTCCTTCACACAACGCCGAGCCGCTTAGCGACACCAGCGGTTAATTCCAGATCGTTTTTCAAATACGCGACAGCCAACGCCCGCTCCTCCGCAGTCCCATTCCACAATCTCGCGAAGTCCGTTCCCTTCACGCCATTCACGCCATCCCGCTTCTCGCCCACCCCCAACGCTCTGGCCATCGTGTCGAGCGAGCTACCGCAATCCCCCCACCGTTGGCCGAGCAACCACACTTCACGGAGATCGACGAACAGTTGATCGAAGTAACGGCGGTTCACCACAACGCTGGCGGGAACATCGACGCCGTTCATCCACGAACGCCGAATCAAAAACGGCAGATCGAAGCCAAAGATGTTGCTGCCGACCATCTTTCGCGGTGAGCCTGCTTGCTGACGGCACTTCTGATACTTGCCCCAAAATTCCGCCAGGATGGTTGCTTCGTCGCCTTTGCCGTCGCTGATCGCTACCTTGCCGCTGTCGGCAGCTTGATAGCCAATCGCGACGACGCGGCCCGTAGTGGCGTCTAGGGCGGCCTTGGATTTGAAGTCGGCGAAGTGTTGTTCAGCACCTTCCTTGCAGATTGATTCGTGGTTTGCCGACAGTGCGGTGTGCCTGTCGCGAGCTTCCGCCAATATGACGGCTCGCTTCGCCTCGTCCTTAGTGTTGCCGTACTTCACCGCGGCAGGATTGAATTCTCCGGGGTGCGGAGGAGATTCAAATGCGGGGCAGAGTGCCGCGAGTACCTTCTCATCTAATCCGCCAGTTTCGATGTCCCAGATCAACATCACTCACCCACCTTTCTGACTCTTGTTGGATATGCCTTGCCGCCGCTCACGTCTCGCCAATACTCCGCGGCCTCTCGGCTCTGGAATTCGCGTTCGTAGTCCAGCCAGCCGAAATACGGATGACGGAATTCGACGATGTAAATTTCAGTTTTCATCACCACTGGCGGACAAGCCCGCTGTTCAACTTCCCGCCTCTGCTGCCTCTGAAACGACAGGTGGCGTTGTTCCGTCGCTGCAAATCCGTATGGGTCGTATGGCATCGCCTTTACTCACCTCCACTAATTCGCCACGTTTAATCGAAACCTTTGGCGGAGCTTCAATTCCAAACGTCACGCGGTTGCCAGCCACGCGATTGATCGTGAGGATGATGTTTGATCCGATCACAAGTCGTTCGCCGATTTTTCTACTGAGCACCAACATCGTTTTCCCTCCTTGAAAATTGGGCATCCAAGCCCTCCGGTTCGTCCGTGTCGCCCCTTCACTGCTGTTCAAATCCCCGCCTGCCGAACAACGCCAGCAGGTGCTAAACAACAAGCGGGGTGTCGCGCCACGACGGGTGGCACGGTGTTCGATTAACTTGCGGCCGCCTCCACTGGCCCAAACGCCTTTTGCATCCGCTCGTACCACTCCAAGGACCAATCACGGGCCAGCTTCGAGACTTGATTCGTTTCGGGCGTGTCGCCTTTTTTGATTCCCATGAAAAAGCATTCAGCCGGCCGCGATGAGTCGGGCTCAAGGCCTTCGATTGCGTCGTGACTGCACTTGCGCGCATTTGCAATCGTCCCGACCAAGCACGCGCACTCGCCCTCATAAGCCGATCCGTCAACGCGACCCTCATTGAGAGCCGCAATTAGCGCGGGCACTTCCAGCGGAGCCATCGTCAACACGGCCCACATGTCATTGCGAATCGGAACGAGGCTGGCACTATCGAGGATGGCACCAACGAGGCTGGCACCATCGAGTCTGGCACCAACGAGGCTGGCACCATCGAGTCTGGCACGATCGAGTCTGGCACCAACGAGGCTGGCACCATCGAGTCTGGCACCAACTAGGCTGGCACCATCGAGGCTGGCACCATCGAGGCTGGCACCAACGAGGCTGGCACCATCGAGGCTGGCACCATCGAGTCTGGCACGATCGAGGCTGGCACCATCGAGTCTGGCACGATCGAGTCTGGCACCAACGAGGCTGGCACGATCGAGGCTGGCACCAACGAGTCTGGCACCAACGAGGCTGGCACCATCGAGGCTGGCACGATACAAATCCGCGTCGTTCAGGCTTACGCCCTGCTTCACAAGCCGAATCACGGCTTCGCGAAGATCGTCGGTGTCTTCTACCGTCGCGATCGTTTCACCTGACCAGCGATTTTTAATAGTTACCGGCACTGCATTGCTCCTTATTGGTTGCGATCGTTAATGATTGGTGCCCGCCTCAACTCCCACCCCACGAGCAAGCCGATAAACAACCCGCTGGCGAAGATGGTTAGGGCGATGAGGATGAGGGTGATGGTCATTGCGATGCACTCCGTAGTTCCGCGTCTCTCGCATCCCAACCACGCTTCCACTCCGCCTCTTGCTCTGCACTCTCTGGGCAACAGAGGATTCGATAGCAGCCGTAGGAGCGAGCGTTGTAGCCGTGGAAGAAGGCGGTTAGGTCGATTGGGTTGGTGGTCATTGGGAAGCTCCGTTTGAGTTGACGAGGTGTCGGGAGGCTGAAACAGTCAACTTGTAACTCTGTGCGTATGGTCCCATCCATTCACATGATTCGGCCCGCGAACCTTCATCCTGCATTGCGGACACCGCTCGGCAGGCTTCTGGAATGGCCGCTGCTTCGGCTGCGAGAGACTAGCCCTGTCGTTGAATTGCAGGAACGCAGGACATTGCCCGCGTTCATATGCAGGGCAGCCGTGGCACGGGTCGCCGTTCGATGTAAACATTAACCCGCGAAGCATGTCGCCAAATCGAAGGCGAGCCGTGACTTCGTTCGCCTCAACGTCCGCTCCGGTCTGAATGCAGCCGGCAGCGTGAAGTTCCGGGAATGTTCCGCGCAACATGATGGTTCTTTCCAATCGACGACGCGATGCCGTCAAAGTGAGTTGGGTTTTTCTGTCTCGGATGCGGACAGGTGAGCGAGAATGCTCAGAAGGCCGCAGGGCTAATCGCTTCCGGCTCGGCTACGACACCTAACCGAAAGCGTGATGGCGGTAGTTTTACACTTTCATTAAAACTTGGCAAGTGGGATTCTTCATTGAGATTCCATTATGTTAAAGGTGCGTGTGAAAACACGGCAATTACGACGCAAGTTTTTTTCGCGGCCGTCCAGTCTGTGCCGGATTATTCGCAACCTTCTCCGCCTCTTTACGTCCAATGACGGTGTGCTTGCCGAAGCGCAGCACATCGCGGAATTCCTTGCCGCGAATCATTTGATAGATGCGGCCTGGCGTACAGCCGATAAGCTGAGCCGCGTCTTGGGGCGAGATGTAATCCGTGAGACACACCATTGTTTTACTGCCTACCTTGCCCATATATTACTCGACTGTGTAAAACGTGTCAAAAGGACGCGGCTCGAATGGGTCGTAGAGGATCCCCCTGCGAGAACCCAACCAATCGAGCCGCGTTTTTTCAAACTGTTTCGATTCCGAAGACTGTGCCGGCTGGAAAACTCGCGTCGGATTGCACGTTTCCAGAGGGCATGTCATAGGTTTTTAAGTTGCGGTCGACATAAGTTGAACGAGGTAGGATCGCTTGCCCAGTTTGCCGCAACGAATTTGAGGAATGCACCGCAGAGCACAACCAAAATTAGGGATAAAGGACCGTCGGAGACGTGGACCGCAGGGAAGTCGTGATGCACAGTTTTAGTAACTCCCGGTGGTCAATATGCCCGACACGCTTTGGCAAGTTTGCGTTGATTATTTTTTCCCCAGACGGCTAGAGCTTCGCAGTCAGAAGACTCGCAACGCCTACCGCTTCGCCCTCAATCACTACGGGCGACACCTTGGCCACGAGCCAACCCTGGATGACCTAGACGACGACTTAGTAACCGTCTGGATTGGGCATCAGCTTGACGCGGCAGGCAGCGCCTATTCCGTTCGTGAGCGTATGGGGCGGGTGCTCACGCTCTGGCGATTCCTGGCGGCCCGGAGGATTGTGGAGCGATGGCCAACCATTCGGCGTCCGCCCGCGCCCGATCCAGTGCCGGTGGCCATGTCCCAGGAGCAACTTGGCTTGCTTTTTGAATCGGCAATGTACGAACCCGGTAAGATCGGCGGTGTTCGGGCTGGCTGGTGGTGGCAGGGCTACTTATCATTTGTCTGGTCAACCGCAGAACGTCGCACAGCCGCACTGTCTCTGCGTTGGGAGAACGTGGACCTGTCAGCGGGAGTTGCCCTGATTCCCCCATCAGCACGCAAGGGCGGTCGCAAGGCTGGTGTTTATCGCCTCTGGCCGGAAGTGGTCACGCTGATTGACCGCATGAGGATGCCGCCGCGCGAACTTGTGTTTCCGTGGCCCGCCAGTGAGGGCCGGTACTTTCACAACTTTGGCCGCATCTTATTGAGGGCCGGGCTACCAAACGATCGCAAGCACAAGACGCATTGCCTCCGATGTTCGCACGCAACATGGCTGGCGGCGATTGGCGGGGATGCAACGCGGGCGCTTGGACATTCCAGCGAGGACACCACGAAGCGGCATTACCTCGATCCGCGGATGACCGACAAAGAGCAGCCGAAGCTATTCATTCCCTGGCAATCGCCCGATTCCGGCTAATTTCCACCACTGATTTCCCACGTATTTCCACAATTCCGAGAAATCTTTCCCGATTGGCGTTATGTCTGTTGACAGACAGTGACGACTTGTCTAATATACATCCATCGCGATCAACTGACGCGAGCCGGCCCACGCGGATCAGTGGGAGAGAAAAAAGGGAATGACAATGACGACTGCCACAAAAATGAATCTGAAGTCCGTGTTGGCCGACGTTCGCGAAATGACCCTCGCCAGCAACTCGGCCGATGCCAATCTCGCCAGCAGCGACAGCAACCCGCTGGTAGCGAGCAAAGGGGCCGGTAGCGTGCATGTCCTCCGCCGCCGTCGCGGCTCTGGCTGGAGCTATCTCGGATATGCGGTCTGGTCGTGCCGCACTCAGGGGTGGGTATGCGGGTCGTGGAATCGCCCAATATCGGCCGACGAAGCTCACGCCCATCTGGCCGATATGGCATGGGAGGGCTAGACCAGTGAGTGAGATTGGCAGCCTGAGACAACGACTGAATCGGGCCGTCTCTGTCGAGCGCGGCAGAAAGACGGCACTAGCCAAGGCCACTGGCATGAGCATTGGTGGGTTGACGAAAATACTAGGCGGCGAATCGCCGTCGACACAATTCGTGCGGACAGCGAAGCGGTGGCTGGGCACGCTCCCCAGAGGCCATCGCACTCTGGGGAATTCCCAAAATCCGCAGCCTGATGGATGGCCGAGACTGCGGATTCGTTTGCGTTTTGCCGTCGCGAGAATCGGACTAAAGGAATGCGGCCGAAGGCTGCGTGTTGACGGCCGCACGGTGGGTAAGTGGTGCGGAAGAATGATCCCGTCTCCGCGTAAAATACCAGCAATCAAAAAATTGGTGCTGCGATGACCATGGACGACTCACCAGACCCCTGGTCAACCAAGCTCCGCAGCGCCGCAAAAGCCAGCGGAAAAACTTACTACGCGCTGGCCAAAGAATCCGGCGTAGGCATGACGGCCATGCGGTCATTTTTCGTCGATTGCCGTCCGCTCACGGTGGCAAATGCGGCTAAACTCGCGTCGGTGGTGGGGTTGGAATTGCGCGAGCGGCGGGGGCGTTAGCCTTTGCGGCGGGTGCGGTGGTCAACGGCTTAGCAGTCCGCTTGCGGCGTAGTAGGAGGTGGCTAGGGCGGTGAGGGTGTGGTGGCCGAGGTGATTGAGGGCTGCTTCTCTGGATTGGCAGCCGCAGGTGGGCTTGAAACCGCAGAGAATCTTGAGGCGTAGCCACGATCGATTCGAGAGGAAATACGCTTCGAGAATGACGGCAAGCCAGTGACCGAGTTCATGGGGGAATGGTGAGCCGTAGCATCTCATCTTCAACATTGAGATTTTACCATTCTGAGGCAACAACCCAAATCGCTTGCATCCACGACGGCTGCAACGGCATATCGTGCGACCAGTTCGATGCTGGTCGCTGGTTGCGATGAATTTGCAGTTCATGGTCACAATGAGGTTACGAGGCACGTTCCGGGGTCGTTTGTTACGCAGCCAGCGGAACAGTTACCACCCGATCCAGAGCCCAGGTGCGCGATGTCGTAAGCGCTAAACGCGGTGCAATCTGGCTCTGGATCGGAAGTTAGATTGTATGTCTCTTGCCAATCGTTTTTCAAAACCCAAGTAAAGCCTGCGTCGAAGCTGCAACAAACATTGACGCCAATTCTTCGGTTGCCAAGAAACTCATACAAGAAGAAAGAAAAGGACACCAGATTCGCTCCGCAAACTCCAGACTGGTCAGTTAATCCCCACAAGCAGCCGCTCAAGCTAGACACAGCAGCGCAATCATTGTCCTCTATGGATTCTTTCGTGAGCACGTAAGAACCGTCTATGTTACCTGAGCCGGAAATGTCCACCTGAACGGAACCGGCAACCTGTCCTGTCTGGCACGATCCGCAATTAACTACCGCCGCCGCAAACACCGGCATCATCAGCCCCACCAACACCGAAGCCAATCCCGCATAGAGCCAGCCCGATCCGCACAGCAGAGCGCCGACGCAGAGCAGCGTCAAACCGCGGATCAAGAGGATTAGGCGGGCGCGGGTCATTTAGTTTTCCTGCGGAGAGGCGAACACGATTCCGTTTATCAACGCCGCTGCCCCTCGCTTGCCAGCCTTTACGGTGGTCAGGTTGGTCGCGGAAATCGTCTGCCCGCTCGTGTTCGTTTGGTCCTTCATAATGTCAAAAGTGTTGGTGCCGGCGGAGAAGTCACCACCTGTCGTATTCTTCACCAAGATTTCCCCGGTAAACGGCTGCAACTGAATCTGCGGCGGCTGCTTCACCTTCCCCAATTTTGGATCGCGTTTTAACTCCGTCACCATCCCCCAATCGTCCCCGTAATCCCGCCACACCATTTCATGCACTTCACAACCTGGCTTGATCGTCGTCACTGGCCCGCCATAAATCACAATCCCACTCTCGCTCCCCAGGTTGATTCGGTCAACGATCTTCGTTTTTAGTTCATCCGCCAGGGTATCGAGCGTGCTGGTGTTGTTGACCGTAGAGCCGTCAGCGTCGATCTCGGCGATGAAGTTCGTGCGGTAGGGGAGGATCGTGCCGGCTTGGACTCCGGTTAATCCGGTAGTTTTGTCAACGGTGTAGTACGGCGCGACTAGATGAGCGTTGGCGGCTGTGTCAAATAGCGACGACTCAAGTTCCAGCCGCTTGGGGAAGTAGAAGCGGATTTTTTCAGGGGCCGACGACAGGTTTAAGTCTTGCCGCGGGGTATCGTCGACCAGCCTGCGGCCGGCATTGGCGAGCACATTCTTCGCCGTGGTGAGCCCGGTTTGCGTGGACCCGATTCGTTGAACAGTGAACACTTCCAAGATGGGGTCGTAACAAAGCACGTTCTGCGAGGCTTCCAGCATCTCGCCAATCGCATCCATCGCGTTGCCGTGAAACCGAAAGTTCTCTGGCTCATTCGCCGGCACATAGCCGCTGGTCGCAAGCGTAGGAGCCGTGCCGCGAATCGCCGACGGCAGATTCCCCCACAAATCTTCGAACATCGTCTGCCAGGTCCAGTCGCTCCCGCTGTTTCGCGAGTCGGTGTAATAGAGGTCCGTCGTGGCACTGTCACCCTGGCGGGTCGTGCGGCGGACGTTGTACTCTCTGTTGACGGCTGACATGCGGAGAATTTGCCGCTTGTCGCGGAATTCCGCCAAGTAGGGGGCTTTGGAGTCGCCGTCGGCGCCGATGAGGATGAATCGGTGGGGGACGTAGTTTTTGAAAGTAGTGACAACGGGGGCCGCAGAGCCCACGCCCGTCACTTCGGTCCAGACAATATCGCAAAGCGTGTTGGCAGCGATCGCGTCACCATCCACGCGGCTGACGATGAACCACGCGGAGCCCGGTTCCATGCCGACAGGGCAGGAAATGGAATTGGCTCGGCCCCAGAACTTGTCAGGCAAGCCGTAATCGTCACAGAGCTGCTTGATTGGCAGCGGGTGAAGGGCTTTTTTGCCGGCGACAGTTACGTAGCGATCGACCATTGGTTAGAATGCCGGCTGGTGAAATATGAAAAACGACAAGCGTATGCAGGGTGGCAGCACGGCGATAAAGCGGCAAGGTTCGCAAGCTGTTATCGTCATCACAGAAAACCTTTCTGGGGAAATGGATTTTTCTCACTACGGATATGGCAATGCTGCCGAATTCGCGGAGACAGTGTTGGAGTATCTTTTTGACGAAGCCAGGCAAGTAGATGCGGAGAGCAATATCACGCCGCAACCCTCCCAACGCCAACGAACTTCGGGTCTGGCCGCCAAGGAATAAACGGCAAGCGACTAATCATTGGAGGACGATAGCCCGTCCTGAGCCATTCGCTCGCCTCCGCCACGCCCGCGCGGGCCGCTGCTTCAATCGTCAGCAAGTTCACTCCGCATCGACAATTCCACTCGATCGGCGGCCGAAAAATCTGCCAAAACGCTTTGTCATCTCGCCTGTAGATTCCAGTGCTGCTCAATCCAAGGTGAGCGAGCGATTGGTGCGTTGGCCGTGCCCTCGCATCGTGGATCGGCAAAATCTCCATGTACGGGAATAGCTCATCGACGATGGGATGATCGGCCAGCGTGTCGTGCCCTTCGGCGAACGCCCCCTGCACTCCCGTCCTAAAAACAGTTTCCAGGTGCCCCGGCCCGATGAATGACTTCTCGATTCGCTCCCCCAAGTTCCGCCGAAACCCTTCCAAACTCGCCCCCTCATCCACCGTCTCACTCAACACGTCCCGAATCGTTTCGAGCGTATCGCGAGTCATATCACCCGCCACGGTGAACGCCTGATTCTTCGCCGCTTGGCTGGCCCGGTCAAATTCGTACCGCGTGAGGATGTTTTTCTGTGCCAGCTTCTCCGCCGCCTTTTGGATCAGCGGGAATTCGACAATCGGCTCGTCGTCTCCTTCATACCAGCTCGGCAGGATGATTCCGCCAGGTGGTCGCGGTGGCCCGCCCATTCGACTGCCGAAAGCGTCGATGGCAAAGCCGGGGAGTTTGCGGGCAACGTCGTCGAAGCCGGCGAGGAAGGCGGCGAGGTCCGTCGCTGCGAAATTTTCTGCGAGGATCGGCTCAAATTCCGACAGGATGGTGCGGGCGCGGGCCATTAACTCTTGATGAGAGAGATAACGCCACTGGCTGCCGAGGTAGCGGGTGAGGCGGGCGCGGAGTTCGGACGCAATCGTTTCGGCGGTGATCAGACCGGTACCGATGATTAGATTCGTCGCTTTGTTTTTGGCTTCGGGCATGTCATTCGGCCGAAAATCGAATCGCCTTGGCGGTTAACGGAATCGACGTGTGAACGCGGTTATTGTCCGAGAACGTCAGCCTGTCGAAAACAGCCGTTCGCCCTTCCATGTCGTTCAACGTGGCGGCGTATTTCTCGCCCAGTCCCGGTTTCACATAAGCGATCGTGACATGCGGCGTGTACTCGGGATGCGTCTCGGTGTTTGGCAGGGCTTCCGCGATTGCCGCGTTTAGTTCTCGCAGTCCCTTGCCGATCACGTCGATTTTCACGACGTCATATTCGTCGCTGGCGAAATAGGACGCTGGCCCGAATTGCACGGCGACGGGTGACTTGTCAGCCATGGCGGTGCGAACTTCTTCCGCGTCGTTTGTGTGCAAACCAAATTTAACCGTGATATGCGGATTCTCTTCGCGGCCGTCTTCCGCAAGGTCATCGAACGCAATACGGTAGCCAAGCTCCCGCACCTGAAAAGCTAAATCGCCGGTCAGGTTGAATTGCGTCGAGCTGTATTGATGAGCGTCGGTTGACAGGCGAGTCACGCGGCCGTCGATCACATGCTTCGCCGCCTTCACCAGCTCCGCTGCCGATAGCACGCCCTCGCCGACCGCAGCAACCGGGTCCAAACTCATCCGCTGGCCAATCCGTGGCGGCTGTTGCCCGCCACCGCTCCCGCCTTCACCCCGCTGCCCATCATCATCACCATCCCGCCCCCATCCGCCAGCAAATACGCTCGGCTGCGATCCGGCATTCGCTTTCCCGTCACCCTGATTCTCCATCGCCTGCTTGCCGAGCGGCTTCGTCGTCACCTCATAAACCTGCCCTGGCCCGAAACGATGTGCCACAAGCGGTCGCACCACCTGGCGGTCAACATCGCCCACCATGCGAATCATCCACCGATCGAGCCCAGTATAAAAACCCTGCATCGGGATCGACTTGCCGCTATACCCCGTCGTGCCGGCCTCGCTCGGCATAAATACTTCGTCGGGGATCTCCATTCCGCGAAGTTCTTCGGTGTCCAAGTCTTTCGGGTACTGCAAAATGTGCTGCGGATTGCTCGGCACGGTGGCACGAGTGAACGGCCATAATTCCTTGCCGGTTGTCGGGTCAAGTTGGCTCGGCCGCGTCGTGACTGACCCCGCCTGATATTGCTCCACAATCTCGCGGGCGATGTCACGATTCGGGACCGCTCCCTTGCCGGCAATGTTCGTCGTCCCTGGCGGATACCCCATGTCGCCGCCGCCGTACGCATCCTTGTGCATGAACAGCCGGCGAGTGTCGAGAGCCCCGCCGTTGAGCCATTTGTCGCCCCACGGTGAATAAGCACCGTTCAGCACTGAGTTGCCATACTCACAGCCAGGGTCAGGAGCATAACTGTGGAAAATCGCCTTCGGGAACGGCAGGTCAACGTAACCCTTCTCGCTGTGCTTGATCCGCAGAAATCGCACACCGCAGACTTCGCCGTCGCGGACTAACGCGCGAGTGTCGTTGCTGTGGCGGGGAATCAGCCGATCAACTTCAATCGCTCGGTGCTCGGTAAAGCACAATTGCACTTCCGCCGCGGCCCAGCCCCATTGCTGTGCCGGCACAAGAGCATCCAGGTCGTGCCAAATCTTTTTAAATTGACGCAGCACGAAAGCGGCCACTAGCGGGTTGTTGGCCTTGATGCCCGGAGTCCATTCGTCACTGCCCTCTTTTTGATAGGAAAACTCACAGCCGAACAGCGGAGCAGATCGCATGGCCAGTCCGAGGCGGATCGTCGGGTCGAGCATCATCGCCAAGATCGTGCTAAACGAAAACGGCGGCAGGTCGCGCGGACGCATGAACCATTGCGTGTATTTGATCGGCTCATAGCCGCTGGTTGCCGGCGCATCGGTGACAAGCGGCTTCTTCTTCGTCGAACCAAAATTGAATCCAAGGAATTGCATCGTTTATCCCGCTTTCCGTCTCTCGGCTATCATCTTGTCCGCATACGCTTCCGCTGCTCGCGACCTGGCCCGCTGTGCCAAGTTCTCATCGCCGTAGGCCGTGATGTAGAGGTCGTAAACTTGGCTCATGTTCGTTGGTTCGTAGTTCCCGGTGTGAATTGTTTGCTGAGCTTGGCAGCGGTCTAGGTTTGTCCAGATTCCGAGTCGCTGATTGATGGTGGGTTGATTGGTGGCGGTGAGGTCGATTCCGCCGATGGTTCGCCGCTCGGCTGCTGGTTGGATTCCGAACCAGTAGGCAAGCTCTGCGTCTCGTTCGTTTTTTTTTGCAAAGCGTCAATCTCGCGAACGCTCGCACCCCAGAGTTGATAGGCGATCGAGGCGGTGCATTCGGGGACGCCCAGGCCCGCGATGCGGCTGGTCAGGTCCGCCAGGTAAGCGGCGGTGACGACGTAGCTGCCGTTCTCGACTTGGAGATTGTGCAGGGCTTCGCACTCCTGGCAGGTGAGCCGCAGGAGTAGCACGTCGAGCGAGTGATTTACCGATTCGCCGGTTTCGCGGTTCAGGATCGTGAAGCGGAGAAGGCCGTCTTCGAGTTGGATGGGGTTGGTTGGCATGGTGATTAGGCTTGAAGTTTTGGCGGTCCCGACGCTTGGCCGGGAGCCCCAGGTAGTTCGTAAACGATGTACCAATTGGCACGGAACACAGGCACGCCGAACGTGACGCCGGTTTGTTCCATGTCAAAAATTGACTCGACTTCGACGGGAGTTTGCCCGCCGACGCTTTGAATGTTTGGCCGCGGGATTTCGTAGCCCACTCGCTCGGCTGAGCCGATGTAGGCGACTTGAAAACTCCCAGCTCCCGACTCTTGCAACACGTCCGGGAATGGAGTGATGCTACTTGAAGCGGCTCCGATGCTGAAGTCGGCTCGATCCGGGGCCATCATGTCGCCAACAGCTTTCGGCTTTTGGCCGGCTTGCATCGGCTTTTGGCGGGCGACGTACTTTTGGTGACGAATGACGGCTCGCTGGCGGTAGGACAGATAGCTTTGTCGTGGCGGTGGTTTTATGTTTCGGACTGTCGGAACCGTGACCTGAACCGGAATAATGTTTGGCTGTTGCGTGCTGCTAGTTGAAACAGTTAAACCAGCGTCACAGAGATCAACGATTACGTCGTTCTGCGCGGGGACGGTCAGGCCCGCCAAACCCCTCTCCCCAGAGACGTGAGACAGCGAGCCCCGCCACAATCTCCAATCGGTCCCAACCGGCTGCCATTGTCCGGTTCGCGAGAAGTCGTAAGTGTTTGCCGAAATGCTCGGATTTGCATTTGCCACATCGCCGGTGCTTTGTGCCAGTACTGATCCGATGTCAGTTAGCAGCCGATAGCTACAGCCAAATGAGTAGCCTAACCCGAAAATTTCTTCGTCTGCCGCTACTTCATCCAAAAATGCAATTAACCCTTGGCGGGCCGCATAATCGACGCGGGCTTTAATGAGTCCCCCGAATAACTTATAGGCCAACGCCTGCGGAGCACCTAATGCAAGCTCGATGTCCAGTGAGATCGAGTTGAGTAAAAAAGCCGCCTGCGGTCCCCTCCTCCATGCCGTGCGGTGGTTGCCGCGAATGTTGGTAACGAGTTGCGGGTAGGGGTTTTTGGTAGGTAGCTGGCGGTCGGTGATTGTGAACGTGACTCGGCTTTTGCTGGGTGAAATTGCCCAGTGCTGTTCGCGCTGGAATCCATTCGGCAAATCCGGCTGGATCATAAAGCGGTAATTGTCGGCGCAGTCGGGAACGGTTTTTCCTGCCCCTCGCGTTTGAGCGATTTCGATATAGCCGTCGATTGTCCGCGTTGACAGGCCGCGAATGTCAATCGCAATATCGACGCCAAAATTGAAAGCCATCACGCCGGCTGTGCGGTCGCTTAAACCGTTCCCACAGCATGGGACGCAGACAACTACTTTCCAAATCACCTCGCAAGCACCGGCCGACCCAACTGGCTCCCAGTAGAGCATTTCCGGCATCGGACCCCATTTCACGTCCCGCACGCCCGCGCCACCATTGGCATTGACGATCAAATCATCCCCAAACCCCTTATTTACAAAGATGAACGCTTGTCCTGGATGGTTCAGTCTGGCGCGGATGTTTTCGAGTTGTCCGTCAGTGCTGGCTGAGTCCGAAACGAAGGTATGAACTTCAATTGTGTGTTGGCTATAGACGATGGTTCGCTCGGCGTCATCCTTCACGAATTCGACGTTTACTTTGACGCCGCTGGCCCCGTCGAAGGCATATCCGTTGTAGGAAAGCGTGCCGATTGTAGCGAGATGCGCGAAGCTCATGCCGCCACCTCAGTTGCTTTTCCGGGAGAGATGGCGCAGGATGCGAAGATATGAGCAGTTCCAACATCCCTCCAGTGCCGCCACCGCTTGTTGTCGTTTCCCCTGGCCAGCCATCGTCGTACCGGCGTCACGTTAATCGCGGCGGCATGACGATGGCTACATCGCTTTTCGATATTTTCGACTTCAAATTTGAGAAGTACGTCACCCCGATTATCGTGAAGGTCACATGGGTTTTGGTGGTGGTGATTGCCGGCCTGTGGATTACCGCCGCAACCGTCGGCATCATAGCGTCCATGCCGCAAAAGGGATTCGGAGAAATCAGAGGCTCTGCGGGCTACGGCGCAATGCCGTTGCGCGAGATAAAGGACTCGACGGTTAGCCTTGAGGTTCGATTGCTCTTTATGCGTGCGTTCATGTTTGTCGTGACAATCATATCGACCGTGATCGGCCTGTTGTGGGCTCGCGTTGCACTTGAGGCAATGATCGTGCTTTTTAATATCGCGAATGCCGCTGCATCCATCGACAGTAAGACTCCGCCGCCTGGCAACAATTAGACTGTCGCTCATTTTCTCACCATAGCGGCGTCCCTTGCTGCCCTGCGGCGATCTTGCGACGACATGCCCCCTGTGAATTGACCGAGAAACGCATCCATGAAGTCGTCGCCGAAATTCATAAGCGCGTCTTTTTCCTCTGCCTTCTTGCGAGCCCGCTCCGCTTCGGCACGCATTTTTTCGAGTTGCTTTCGCACTTCCTTCGCCTCTTCTTTGGTTCCCGTCGCTTCGGCAACCAGAATTTTGAATGCGTCCTCTATTTTTGAATTCGCATCGCCGAGTGCTTTCGGGATACCGCCGATCCCCTCTGATACATCGAGTCCAAACTTCAACATGCTCGTCTTCAAATCCGCAATTTTCGTCTCGACTGACGACGTGAAATCTCTCGCCCTCGCCAACTGCGGACCAATCCGCTGAGCCCGCCGCATATCCGCGCCCAACTGGCGAATCTCAGCCCGTGCTTGAGCGCCAGCCAACGCCCCTGAATATCCCGACAATCGCTCCGTTTCTTTGTCGATGGCTGCGAATGTCTTTTTGATGACGACAACGCCCGCCGCGATGGCTCCCGCAATGCCTGCCACAGCCAACGCCGCTGGCCCGGCCGCCGCCGCCAATCTCGCCATCCCGCTCGCCGCAGTCCCCGCACCGGCCATCGGCCCCACCACGGGCGGAGCAACTGGCACACCTGGAACCGCTGGCGGTATTCCCGAACCACTCACAGGCGGAGCCGCAGCGCCACCCCGCGCCGCAGTCATCCTTTCAAACCAACCAATGTTCGGCGTTGGCCCTCGCACAGCCTGCGACACTGCCGGTCCCGCAATATCACCCTTCGCCGCCTGTCGCTCGAATGTGCCGACGTTGGGCACTGACGGATTGAGCGGCTTCCTAATGACTGGCGGGGCTTCAATATCTCCTGGCTTTGGAACAGGCTTAACCGGTCCCTTCACTTCACCGCTAACGCCAGTGCTGCCATTGCCGCTATCCGCCCGCCGCTTTGACTCCACCGCCTTCTCCGCCGACGTCACCGACTCATACAGCCGGCTAAACGCCTTCCGAAGTTCCAGAGCGGTTCCAGTTAACCCGCCAATCCCCAGAGCATTTGCGATCCTCTGAGCGGCGTTTTCTAAATCTCTCCCAATACCCTGACTGTCAGGCTTCTTCGGGCCAACGACGCGATCAGCGGGACCGGGAGTGCGGCTTGGCGATGAATTGCCGCTGTCATCCGGCGCAGACGGGCTCTGTCGTGGGGTTGTGGAAGCCCCGGCCTGATCGACGAATATGACTTCTAGTTGTTCGGCCATGCGTAGTTATCACGTCTGCGTTCCGAATACGCCGGTAGTTCCGTTGGGGTACACCCGCTGCCGTAACGGCACTTCCCGTAGATCAGGTGCGAACAGCAATTCGACGGGGAAACCTTCCGCCAGAATGGATAGCGGCAACGTGAGCGACGCCGGGGCCGCCGCGGATGGCGTACCGGCCACGGCCGTCAAGATCAGCGACTTTGCCACCGAGCCGCCAACATCCGTGCGTCCGATCACGCCCATGTCGAGAAACGTGGCCGCATATGGCCACATGATCGTAGGCATCGCGGCCGTGTCGTAAGCGATCAGCCGCCCTGCAATGAACACTTCAGCACCTTGATAGATGCCGTCCTGAGGGGCTTGAGCGAAGGCATCGCCGGTGATCAGCCGTTTGAAAAACGAGTGACTAAGCCGGAACCCATCGGCAGTTTGACCGAGGGCCAAGCTATTCCACGTCGCGGTATATCGGCCAGCAAGAAAGGCCATGTGAGCCTACACTTTCTCGTCAAAAGTCGGCTGCTGAAGTGCCCAGCCGGTGATGGGAACAAGTTTTTTGTCGATCGCATTTTTCAGGCAACCGGGGCAATTGACCGACGCGAAGTCGCCGGTAGCCGCCTCTTGATTTGAGTTCGTCGCCAAATAGGCTCGCGTCGAGCTGCACGCCAGGGCGTAACGCAGGCCGCCGTAGCCGACAATCGGGCCCTTTTTCTCGCGATAGAGGAAATGCACAAGCGACAGCAAGCCGACCATCGGCGACTGATTTGCGCCGCACTTCGGGCACTCGATCGGTGTCTTGTCGGTAACAAACGCGAAGTGCGGATCGTTGCTATTTTCCAAGCACTCCGGGTTGCGGCAAATGCACGCGACGGGCTGCTTGTTGGTGCGGTCGCTTGGGATAATAAGTTGGTCACTCATGTCTTCACCGTCATCCTTCTGGCGTTTGCAAAATGAATCGTTCGTGATATTCCGGCGATCACGCCTTCGGCTCCGCCAAACCCGGAAGCCATATAGGGCCGCGGCTTTGGGTCCATCCCGGCGAACACAAGCGGGTGCATGAAGCCCACAACGGCCGGCAGTCCAGGTTGTGCTGCAATCAAAACTTCCGCCGCCGTAGTCACTTCATATTTCCAATCGATGGCCTGAAAAATCAAATCCATTTCGTCGGCCAGCGATCCGAAATTAGTCAGGGCGATTTCTCGCGTCCGATCCCTGGGAGTGCTGGTCGCTCGCCTCACTACCGTCACGTCAACGGAATAAAGGAGGTCGTTCTTATCGCCTTGTTTTCCGTGGTACGGCCCCGGCTGCCATCCGTTTGGCACTACGACGACATAGCGATCCGACGACGTTGCGGGGGCGACCATTGCATCGTATTCGACTTGGCATTCGTTCTCCGAGAATCCTCCACCGCCGACGGCAACAGGTAGTCGCAAGCGATTGCGAACCGCGATCAAAAGGTTTTTTTCAGCGGCTTTCATGCCCTCACCTGGAAAGCCATTCGAGCCGCCGCCAGTAAAGCCTGATTCGCCACCGCCGCCCACCTCTGCAACCAGACCGTCGGAGCTTCCTTGGGCAAAAACTGCCGCTTGGGAATCCCGCGTTTGGCGTTGCCGTTGTTGTGGACGCTGGCGTAGGGCACGTTTGTCCCGACGATCACGCCGTTGGCGATCGTCTGCATGATTTGCTGATCGCCGCCGTCTTCGCTCGGCTTCTC